CTAACAATTCAAAAAGGATTCCAGTATTTTTGTACTTCGAGTGTTTTATATTCACTTTAGCAATAATTTATCTATAAATATATATGAAGTTGTTATTCTCGTATTTGAGATTCATCTAATAGTGAGGAATCATCTTTTTTAAACACGAGTTTTTTATCCATTGATTCAAGTAGTGTTCTATTTTGAAGACTTTCTAATGCTAATGGTGATCCACCTTTAAAATTATTTCTTAATGATTTATCTTCACCTGTGTCATCACCTTTTTTCATACCTTTACTACCTAATCTATCAACACCTAAGTAATTATCTTGAGTACCAATAGTAGATGCTTTTTCTTTAGGACGACCTAAAGTAAGATCATCACCATATCCATCAGGTACTCCACTGTTATAACGACCTGATCCATATAATGCTGCTAAATCATGGGGTGTACCATATGATTTACCTGATTCTAATGGGTCATTGCCTTCGTTTTCAATTTGTTTCATTCTAAAGATACGTTTTTGGTCTTCAGCAATCAAATCTCTATACTCATCAAATTGATCTTGGCTTAAATGGAACACATTATCATAAATCCAATCAGTAGGTAATATTTTAGTCTCAATAATATTACGAGCTAAATCTACTTTTTCTTTCATTAATGCAATTCTTTCTTGATCATAAATGATAGATGGAGTAGTTAAGTCTAATTCAAAATTAGTTAATCCTTCGTTTCTATATCCTTGAGTATATAAGTGAACTAATGCTATTTTATTTAATTCTGATAATATAATACGTTGGATACGATCAATTGTGCGAGCAAAACGAATATCTTCTGCTGCTAATGTTGCTTTACCAGTTAAGTCTTTTTCATAACCCATAAATGCTTTAGGTACTTTTAAAGCAGCAAATAATTTATCTCTTAAATATGCTACATCTTCAATACCGTTATAATCCATACCCTTAGTAGGCTCAATCTTAGTAGATGAATCATTACCTCTAACTGGTATGTAAAAATCTTCCAACATGTTTTGTTGGTTGTATTTTAAGTTATACTCACCTGTTTGAGGATCAACTAATGGAGTTTTCTTCATTGTGTTGATCGTCTTCTGCATGAAGTTTTCTACTTCATTTGGAGGAATAGAACCAACATTAATATAGAAAATACGTTTTTCTGGGGCGCGGCAAATACGATGTATTAACATTGCGTCTTCCATTAAGATATATTGTTTAAACAACTTACGAGCTGGTTCTAAATAAGAACGACCATAAGGTAAATAATTCACATCAGTAATTAATCTGAAGTGAGCCATCTCGTAGTTATCAAAATATATTTTGTTGTCTTGTTTTTTATCTGAGAAATTGCCTTGGCCTTGTACTCCATAAAATCCTGTCCCACCTGAGTATCCGTCTGCGCTGAATGCAAATCTTACTTCAGCTGGGTTGTTTTGGTCATATCCTTCTTCACGAGCAATATGATAAGCAGTATAAGGTATAACATTATATACACCAAATTTTTCCGCTATTTCTAGTTTTAAGAAAAAATCACCATACTTACACATTTGACGAATCCAAGACCATAAGTTAAACTCAATGTTTAGCACATCATAGAATAAGTTGTACAATATTTTTTGTATATCTTCGTCGCTACTCTTAATTTGAAGTACCTCACCCATATCATTCTTGAGAGTACATTCATCTGCGATTATATCCAAAGCAGACGCGATAATAGCGTCAGTATCCATGGCATCATAATCAGAATATATTTGAGTACGTAAATACTTCCAGTTAAGATTTAATTGAGCGCCATAAAGTGATGTACTATTATTAGAGTAAATACGACTATAACGGTCTATTAATGAGTTAGTTTGATATTCTCCAGTAGTTTGAATACTGTTAACATCCATTACTTTAAGTTCGTTACCCCCAGCATTTCTGATAATAACATCAGTAGAGAATAACCGTCTTAATCGTGTAAATACACTTGTATCTGCCATTTTATATTAAATTATACGTATAAATATTATAGTAACCAGCTAATGTCCTCAGCTCCATGTCCAAAATCCATTTTGTATGGATTATTGTTCGCATTAGCTCCATAGATACCTTGTTGGTTTGATTTAACTACAGTAATATTACTAAGCATTGCGCGAGTTAAATCCATTCCTTGTGTTTTAAATTTAATAGCTGTGTCTCTTACATACATTGCTGTTCCAAAACTCATAACTAAATCATCATTATATCCTGATTGTGCTTCTGGTCGTCCATTTCTCCAAATAAACACTTTCATTTCTTCTAACAATCGTTTAGATTGTATGATAACACTCTTATCTCCAATGTACTCTCTAAATTTACTAATTACAAGTGGTCTTGTTTTTAAAGACATTGTAAACCCAGGTGTCATTTTTGATGGGTCATCATACTTATCTAAATAAGAATCAGCATTTAATGTTTCACTTTTTGGAGAATGATATAAATTTCTATATCCTCTTTCTTGAACTGCCTCAATTGTTGACCATCCTATATTAGCATTTTCAATAACTAATAATGCTTCATTATATTCTGTAGCTATTGCTACTAACAAATAACCAAATTCTCTAGGTGATAATTGTCCTTTATATTCACCTACTTGAGTATTTGTTTCAACATCTATAATATGAAACGCTGAGAAATCTTTTCCATCTCCTCTAGCTACGTCTGCTACAACTATATAACTGCGAGAATAATCTGCTGGTTCCCATATCCATAAGTTATGATCAACTCCGCGTCTCTCCAAGGGATCCTTAATATAAGTTTGAGCAATAAAGTCTATATACTCAGGATAAAATACTACATCACCAGATGTACTAAAGTCACAGTCACATTCTTGTGCTGCCATTCTAGGATCACCTAATAATTCATCTTGTCTTTTTCTCCATTCTTCATCTCGTTCAGGATGAACATACCATGGTAATTTAATAGGTAAGAATTGATTTTCACCTGCTTCCGCTTTAACCCACGTTTGGTGGAACCAGTTACCAGTACCATATGGAGTAGATAATACAATTGCTCCTCCCCCAGTGGCTAAGGTTTGTTGAGCAGATGCCCAAATTTCACCAATACCATCAATAAATGCTGCCTCATCTATAATCAGCAAAGAAACAGCTTCGGATCGACCTGCGTCACCAGCTGCTGATACTGCTTTGACCTGGGAGCCATTACTTAGTCGTAATGTTAGTTTATTATTTTCTTCCGCTGTTATTTTTAGCCAAGAAGGTAAGTTTTCAAACATGAATTTAACTTTTGTTACCATGTTTTTAGCTGTTTCCTGCTTAGTTGCGATACATAAGATATTTTTATCTTTATGAAACAACATTAACCATAAAGAATAACCTGCTACTAGAGTAGATATACCTAATTGTCTTGATTTAAGTATTATATCATATGGATTATCTTTCCATAAGTTAAGTACTTTATCTTGGAATGGGTATAAGTTAAATAATACTCTACCACGTTGTGGGTGTTGGATATAGCAGTATTTACGCATAAAGTGCGCCGGATTAGAGGCGCACTTCAGGTATTCTTCACGAATTATTTGTTTTATGTCTTGACTCATAAGTAACCCTTATTAAGGGAGGTATTATCTGATAACGTCAGATATTAATGCTTTAAGATCTTTACCTCCGTCTTTAAACAACTTTTTAATTTCTGGTTTCTTGATAAGTTGTCTAACAATTTCGATATTTTCTTTAGTTGGGTTCGCTAATTTTTTCTTGATACCTGACTCTAGTTTGTCTAGTTTCTCTTTATCAGCAGGTGATAATGATTTAGCTAATTTAGTTGAACTAAACTCTTTATCTAATTTCTTTAACTCAGCTTTTGATGGTTCAGCGTTAGCTATTTTAGCATCTTTCTTATCATCTTCATCTTCCTTACCATAAGTATCTTCTACTTCTTCATCTTCATCTTTAGCTTCAGCTACTTTTTTATATTTTTGTTGGAATTGAGGAGATTTTTCAGTAGCTTCATCTGGGTCAATAGTTTGAGCTAGTCCCTTAGATGCATCAGCTTGGTTTTTTAAAGTATATAAACCGGCTTCGCCTAAAATTTCAACAATATTTTCTTCGATATACTTTTTTAATTCAGATCGTTTCATTGTGTTTAGTTTTTGCGTATAAATATCAAAAACCTAGACAAGATTTAACTTGTTTAATTCTTTCCTCAGTAGTACCCGATATGAATGCTAAGTTTTTAATTTGATTTAAATTCTCACTTATAGTACCTTTAATAGTTATGTCAATTAACTTACGATAATCAGCATCTGTTTCTCTAACCCCATTATCTTCAATATCAACTCCGACTGGTGATACATAGAATATATAATCATATTCCCAAATTAATGGAGCAGCATACTTAGTAAATGCTTCTTTATCATCACTATCAATTGATTGAGCACATTTAGCAAATGACATTACATCAATAATTGTTCTATCAGTAATAACATTTTCTCTCATTAACTCAGAACAACGCTCAGCTAAGAATATTGTTTGTCCTTTTAATGTACTATCAGTATTTAATGGAATACCTAAATCACGTAAATACTTACTACGTTCAGTAGCAAAATAATAATCTTTAAATTCAGGTAATTCCTTTAATGCATTTACTAGTGTAGATTTACCTACACTCATTGTTCCTGTGAATCCTATCTTCATATTAAAATCTTTGTTTAGCTACACCTGATTTATACCATGGTAATCCAACTCCATCTTTTCTAGCCTTCTTATGACTATCTTTAGTATGTTGAACACCATTAATATAATATTCTTCTTTACCTTCTGGTGTAATTAATGCTGGTCCTTCCCAGTTATGTAACTTACCATCTTTGATATGACGTACTGTACCGTCAGGTGATGTGAATTTCTTTGTTTGTAATGTTTCGTCTACAACTAATGGTTTTACTTCTTTCATGTTATTAATTTATTTATTAAATATAACATCTCTATCCCCAATAGCCAAACAAGTGTTATATATTTTCCAAATAATCTAAGAAATCTTCAAACACTTCACGTTGTTCGTGTTCTGACTTTGTTATAGCTTCACGCAATATAGTTGGGACATCTTGATTAGATTCAACTAGTAATAACTTGAATGTATTTAATGTTGACTCAGCTATTAGTAAATCAGCTTGACTATCACCATAGTCTTCTAAGTCATTTAAGTATAATTGAATATATTCGTTTAGTTTATTTTTTGAGACTTTCATATATAAGATTTTTTAAACGTTTAAATGCTTCAGTTAATTTTTGTACTTGTGAATTTAACCACTTTAAACGCTCCCCAAAACGTTTACCTTCCATTGGTTTTTCTATATTACTATCTGGGATGTATTTGGCTAATGGCTTCATGTATTCACTTCCTGTTAAAAATATAAATGTATCTTTTTCAGGATTAATACCTGATGATTTCATTTGCTTAACTGTTTCTTCACCCCATTTTTCTTTCTCATCTTTAGGCATTTCCTTAAGAGTTTTATCATAAGGTTCCAATGTCTTAGTTAAAGGAACTAAGTGATGTTTAGCAGATAAGATATACATTTTATCTGGTTTGAGTGATTTACCATATTCTAATGTTTTTTGGAACATTGGAGAAGCAGAATACAGCTCCTGTGCTGGAGCTGCATGTTTAGTCTTTGATTTGGTACAACTTAAAAGTACTACTTTAGCCATTAATATTGTTTACATATAAATATTAAGCGAGTATTATCTCTTTAATTACTTCTTTTTTAGCTAAGTCGTTTATACGATAAATTAAACAAGGCATTAGTTGTGGAATTAACTCAGGACATTTAGCACTAAAGTGTGTTAATAGTGATTCAAATGCCGGAACATATCCTCTATATTGTATTCTTATACCTAATTTTTTAGTATCTAATACTTTTTTAACTAAATTATAATTTTTATTAGGACTTGTTTTACGTAAATCCATAAACATATTATATAAAGCTATAATATAAGATTTTGATGCTTCAAACTCACAGTTAGCTATAATTTCTTTTGCTACCTCCCAATTACCAGTATCAGTACTTTTTAACATTCCATATAAATTTTGGAATATATCAAAATCAATAACTAATCCTTTATTAATATCTTCATTTACATTTGAATCAAACACAACTTTTAAATTATGTTTTTTAATATTATCTAATAAATCAATATAAAACTCTAAATTATCAAATGCTTTTTTAGAACCATGTGATCCTTCAAGTCTAATTCCCCTATGTATTGTAGCTTTATCTTTAATAGTTTGGAATTGAGGAATTTTAGTACATATAATATTATATTCATCCATTGATACACAATAATGAGTAATATGTTTTTTTCCTTTTATAGTTATATCATTCCATTTATTCTTATGTGGATTGATATGTTTTTTAAATTTAGGATCTTTTGTTAAAACATCTATTGGGAATATTAAATAATCAGTTATATGATTAGTTAACCATGTGTTTGAATTTCCATCCCATACTGTAATATTAAGATAATTATTTTCAATAAATTCTTTATTAATAACCAGAGTATCTAACTTTTCAAGTTTACGAGCAGTAGTTATATTTAATTTATTTTCTCCAATATAATTTTTAAGTTTATATGAAGGTAATTCAGATAATGGAGTAACATATACTGTGCTATTATCAGTTAATTTATTATCTTTTATTCCATTAAAAAAACTTTTAATTTTATTTTGATAATCTTCAGGTATGATTCCTCCTACTAATTGGTAACCTACACTAAATATTTCAATACGGTGAGGGTGACCAGAATTAACAGTTGTTAAATGTCCTATATTTTGATTTTTCATAATTACTTAGTTAAGAAATTAATTAAAGTTTTATTTAACATTAATGATTTAAATGATGATGGATTATTATTATAAATTGTTTTTACAATTTTATATTTTAAATCCATAGCAAATAACTCTTCATTCATTAAAAATGCTAAACGATCAATATATGGTTTCTCAACTTTATTATTCTTAGCATAATATGAGCTAAAGTTAACAATACGAGTTGATAAAATTGATGCTAAATCTGCTCTATATTTATCACCCTTACCAATAATACCTTTTAAAGTATTTAAAACATACTCCTCACTTTCATGAGTCATAATAGTTTCTGGTGAGATAATCTTATCTAATTTATTATTAATAAACATTGTGAACATAGTTGTGAACTCAGATCCAACACTACCCTCACCAATCATTTGAATTAAACCTAACTCACTATCAAATGAATTTAATGATGAGATTGAATTAAAGAATGTAGTAATACTTCTTGAGTTAGTATTTGTTGATACTAATTCTGGGTGTTTAAGTAAGAAGTTAATACATCTACTATCTACTGTAGCATCCTCAGCCCACTCACTCCAACAATTAATATCAAATTTAAGATTAACTGTAATAAATCGTGTTTTTTGGGCGCTATCAATACTATTAACTAAATAGTCTCCGTTATCAGGATTACTTGTTAATATAATATGCCAGTCTTTAGGTAGTGTCCAACTAATATATTGCTGTCTATCAATTAACTCCATAACAGCTTGAATAAACCTAACGTCAGCGCGATTCCAGTCATCTAATAATAAGATACCTCCATTAGTTTTGCCACTAATCCATTCAGGTGGACAGTAACTCATACGATTTAGACCTGTAAATTTGTAACCTTGTTTAGTATACTCTTCTACAGCATGTTCATCAATCCATAAACAGTCATTATCAGTTTTACATACTTCAAATTGGCGAATTGGAAAACCTACTAAGTCACCTAGCTCCTCAATTTGAGCTAAGTTCAACTTAACAAAGTTTAGATCCGTTTCTTTGGCTAATTGTAAAATTGTTGATGTTTTACCAATACCAGAATCACCAACTACCTCAACGGCTACAGGTAACTTACCCTGTATTTGTAAATAACGATTGTTATTTATGATGTGTTTTAAAAATTGTTTTGCCTCTTTAATGTTTAGAGACACTTCAGCGTGTTTTGTTTTTTGTTTTGCCATAACCTTTATTTATTTGTTTTTAATATAATATTTGTATTTTAAGAAGCCAAACTTATTTTGATTGTGTGGCCCCATCCATTTCCTTTTACTGTTTCTATACTATCACCATTTGAACATATAACCATCATCATTGGTTTAAATGTCTTAACTTCATTTTCACCTATATAGCCATCAGTTAATATGATTAGGCTGTTAAACTCCCTGTGTTCATTAAAATATTCAATGAATGGGTTCATATTAGTACCGCCTCTACCTGTTATTTTATCAGGCATATTGCCTTTATATTCATATACATTATGAATATCAGCATCTCCTTCAGCTATAGTAATTGATACACCAGTTTTATACATGTGATTAATTTCATTAAAGAACTCAATTAAATCTTTTTCACCAACTGAGCCTGATGTGTCAACTCCTACTAGTATTTTCTTTTTAGTTTTAATTTTTAATGCTGGGTTTTCTTGGAAACGTTTATTTAGCTTACGTCTTGTTTTTTTAGTGTATGTTTTTGATGATGTACCACAAAATCGTCTAAAATATGACTTCCAATCATATGAAGGTTCTGATTCTTCAAACATATTATCAATCCAACTTTGTAATTCTGATGGTATGAATCCTCTACCTTGATTACTTTGTGAATTAACAATATCTTTAATTTGGTGTTCAATTTGTGCTTTAGCTAATTTAGCATCAGCTTCACTCATACCATCAAATTCTTTCCATGTTGGGTGTAAACCACCATACTCATTCCCAGCTAATTGATCCATTAATGCTTGTAATGATGGACTTGTACCTTTATCTAATGCTTGTTGTAGTAACCCATAATACACTTTAGTACCAGCTTTTTCAGGTAGATTTAACTCGGGAAATGACGATAATAATATAATACCATCCATTGGATAGTACTCTGGTGTTAGATATTGGTTAATTTCTAAATCCGCAGCTATATTATGTAATTCATGATTAGGAAACCACTCCCTGTCTTCTAAGTGGTTGAAACATATGTGAAGTAGTTCATGTTTTAATAAACCTATCTTCTTTTTGTCATTATCTAATGAGTTCCAAAATTCCTCATTGATAGCTAGTTGATAATTAATGTTATTTTTAGAAACTCCAGCAGTAGGTAAATCCTTTCTTACAACTTTATTAAGAGTTGACATGAATATACCGTAGAATGGTTCACTAAACATTAATTGTTTGCCTATCCTTGATAGGTCTTCTTGTAAATTCGCCATAAGTATTTATAATTATAGCTAAATATAACAAAAGGGTTCAGCAAAGCCAAACCCTTTATGTCAAATGTTATGTATAGTCTTTATAAAAGTGACTCAGCTACATATATTCCTTGTGCTCCACTTACAGTAATTCCACGAGCAGATAAAGCATCCCCTACAAAATGTACATTAGGATAATCAACTAATGCTAAGTTTTTATAGTCAACTAACGGTTCAGGACTTAAATACTTAACTTCAGGTATATAGATTCCATAATCCTTACCAAATTTAAATACTTTATTCATTTGATCAATAAAGTCAGTAATATATTTTGCATACTCACCCATTGTATCTGTAAATAAATCTAAATTGTCTATTTGATAGCATTTGACTTTAGTACCCTCAGATGTAATACCTGGTTTTCTAATTGGACTATAATATAATCCTTTACCATCAATTTGTAAGTCATCTACTACTTTTCTTGACCATTCAAATGGATTTTCAATACCTTTAATTTCCATTAATATACCAAAGTTAGTCATATCATTTCTAAATTCTTCACCTTTCTTAGCATGACCATTATAAGTAATATCACCATATGTTTTTTCTACCGCTACATAAGCTGCGTTATTGTTAGTACAAAATGAACGTAATGATACATTATTAAACTTTTGATATAGTTTAAAATCATAACTAATATCAATTAATTTTTGAAAGTATTTTTGTGGTGCTTCAAAACGAACTCCAATTTGTACTGATTTTGGTTCTGTAGGTAATTGATAATCATCTGCTAATTGTTTACCAAAATCAATACCTGATTTGCCTACAGCGAATATAAGTTCATCATATCTTCTTTCATAATGTAATTCATTATTTGTTGATTTAGCTAATATTCTATTGTTTTCAAAATCAATAGCATTAACTTCACAATTCCATATAAAATTCACTCCTTTATCAACTAAATATGAATACCATGTTTTAGCAATTTCATGTAGATAATTTGAACCAATATGCCATACTGGGAATAAACGTAATCCAAAATATGGTTTAATAAAATCAGGTTCTGCTTGTGGGTCAGAGCAAAATATTTCTTCTGGTTTAGGATGGAAACGTCTAAAGTTACTAATAACTTGATCCATTAACTCCATTGCTTTCTCTTCACCGCAATATTTTGATAGTACACCTCCGATAGCAGTATGATATGTTAATTTACCATCACTCCACCCTCCACACCCGAGCATGCCTGTCATTACCTCTTCAGGTAAACGATTATGTGGATCATTTCCTTTGTCTATAATGGTGATTAATTCACCTGGGTAGCCGTTATCGACTAATTTAGTAGCTGCGTTTATACCCGCTACTCCTGCACCTATAATTACTATTTTCTTATTCATATAATATTAATATAATAAATTTATTTTAAAAGCCAAACTATTTTTTTGAGGGACGGATTTTCCAATTGTCAATATATTTTAACTCAAGTCCTTTTTTACATTTTAAAGTAACAGTATTTGTATTAATATGTAGTTTATTAGCAGCTTCAGTACATGAGTTATAAATTTCCCCAGTTTGAATATTTTGAATTTTTTTACCTAAATTTCTTTTAAATTTATTATCCTTCCAAACTTTTTTTACAGATTCACTTTTTTTATTTTTAGATTCTTCTGAGTATGAAGCTGGGCCTCCACCACCATTGTTTTTATTTTCTAACATAAAACCCCAAGATTTAAATAAACTTATATAATGTTTTTCCCAAAATTTCCATTCTTCAGTTGGGACATTATCTAAAATTTCCAATAGTGTATCTTTTCCATAAAGATATTTATGTTGATAGCTTCTATGTAATTTTTTATTTTTAGTTTTTCCTATATAAAAAGGAATATTATCTCCTTTATGTAAATAGTATATTATTGTCTCCATATGTTTATAAATATATGGAGTCGCAGCAAAAGAGCTGTCGTAAGACAGCTCCTTAGTAATTTTGTTAAATCGACAGGCTATGAATCGGTCTATAAATTAGGCTATATCACCTGTACGTAACATAGCAGATATATCTGCGAAATATTTCATTTCTTCATCATTAAGTTTTGACTTAATATATTTAGCTATAGCTGTCATTTGTTTATTACGTTCTCTATTATCTCCAGAATTGTTTTTAGGTGGTAAAGCTTTATACATGTTTTTAAGCTCTTCGTCATTTTCAAACTTTGCTATTATAGGTTTAATAGTGTCTAAACGACCTTCTTTTTTAGCTTTTGCAGCAGCTTTTTGTGCTTTATCTTTCATTTTATCCGCTATACTTAATGCGGTGCCACCTAATGCGCCTAATACAACTGCGCCTCCATTAATTAAAGCCCATAGACCTACTAAACCTCCAGCTACTCCTAAAGCTGTATCAATTACCGCTCCTTCTTCTACTTGATTCTCAGTTAAGCTTTTTTTTTCGTTATATTGAGACTCGGTAATTACACCTGCTAATTTTTGCATTTTAAGGAATGATTCATTTATTGCTTCTTCTTCCTCCATTGTGTAATCCATTTCAGGAACTATAGCATTTTCCATACTATCCATTGCATCTCCTTCTTCTACTTCAGCGTCTTCAACAGGTTCGTCAGTTACTACTTTTTTACCTTTGTTTTTCTTTTCTTGAAGTTTTTCCAATTTAGCTTTATTTTTTTCAAGAAGTTTTAAATGTTTTTTAAGTTCATTTAATTTAGCAGGATCTACTAATTCTTGCATTTCCTCAAGACTTTCAGCGGTCTCAATTTTCTTGTTTACTTTATCAATAGCTTCAGTGTAAGCATTTAATTTAGCTTCCATTGCAGCGTTTTCTGCCGCGTCTTCAATCTCTTTAAGATTATTACTAATTGATTCTTTTATAATTGAACGTAATTTGTTAATTTCCATTTTAGTTGTATTTTATTATAAATATGTTGGAG